ACAGTTACACTTACAGGTGAAGTAACTGGTACTGGCAATGCAACACTGACAGATTTGACAAGTGGCACTATAAGTTTAGCAACCACTATTGATCCAAATGCAGATGTTGAAGTTAACGACTTGACAGTGACAGGTGATCTTAATGTTCAAGGTACTACTACCACAGTGAACCAAACAACACTCACAGTTACTGACAGTAAAATATTTCTAGCAGATGGCAACAATGCTGATGCCATTGACATTGGTACTATATTTGAATACAATGATGGTGCTAATGATCAAAGTGCAGGTCTGTTTAGAGATGCAAATGACAGTGGCAAGTTCAAGTTTTTCAAAACTTACACACCTAATGTAACCACAACAATTGATACAGGTCATGCTAGTTTTGCACTGGGTACAGTAGTTGCTGATACATTTGAGGGCAATTTTACAGGTACACTTACAGGTAGTATATCAGGTAGTGCAACCAGTGCCGCAACACTAACAACACCTAGAAATCTTTGGGGACAAAGTTTTGATGGCAGTGCAAATGTAAGCGGAAATTTGACCAGTGTAGGAAACATCACAGGTACCAGTGCTATAGAAATAATTGCAAGTGGTACAAATCAAAATATTGTAACTACTCCAAGCGGAACAGGTTATACAATACTAGGCGGAAATGTTGGCATAGGCAACAGTGTACCCACTGAAAAACTAGAAGTTACAGGTAATATCTTAGCCAATGGTGACGTAACAGCCAAAACATCCAATGGTGCTATACTTAAACTGCAAACTTCAGACACAACTGTGGTGGACGGTGACGTAGTGGGAGCTATTGAGTTTTCTGCTCCAGATGAAAGTAGTGGAACACAGGCTATCGCAACTGCCGCTTCAATCGTAGCAGAGGCAGACAGTACTTTTAATTCTTCCAATAATGATACGGCACTAGTGTTTAAAACGGCACTTTCAACAGGTGGTAATATAGAAAGAGCTAGACTTAAACATGACGGTCTAGAAGTTAGTGGAGATTTCCAACCTAATATAAAAATTATTAACACAGATACTAATATTCTGGTAAATGAACATATAGGTCATATTGCTTGGCGAACTCCAAACGAGGCTAGTGGCGGAGATGCTACTGGTTTAGCCGCTACCATAACCGCTAAAGCTAATGCTGAATTTACCTCTACAGTCAACGACACGAGGCTAGAATTTGGACTAGGTCTATCAGGTACCCCTTTTAGTAATACAAAAATGACACTTACAAATTCTAACCTCGAGGTTGCAGGTGATATGATAGCAAAGACATCAGATGGGGCAATTCTCAAACTGCAAACGTCTGACACAAGTGTGGAGGATGGAAATGTGCTAGGTGCTATAGAATTCTCTGCTCCAGATGAATCTAGTGGTGGCGTTTCTGACGAAATTTCTGCTTCTATTGTAGCAGAAGCAGATGCAACTTTTTCTTCAGCCGCTAACAACACAGACCTTGTGTTTAGCGTAGGATCAAGCGGTGCGGCTACTGAAAAGATGCGTCTTGAACATGAAGGTACTCTTATTTTAGCTGGCGGATCAAGTCAAGGCACAACAAAACTTCTTGTAAACGGAACTGATGCACTTATGCGATTAGGATCTTTAGGCGCAGATAGTGGACCTCATGGTATACAATTTGGATATGCAAGTACCAGCTCAGATGGTATGTCCATAATGTATAGAACTGCAAGTGATGCAATTACTTTTGAAGACAGTTCAGGAACTAGTGGAAATAGAGTAATGTCTGTGGTCCAAACTGGAAATGTGCTGATTGGTACAACTACAGATGACGGATCAAGTAAACTGCAAGTGAATGGAAATATATTGACAAGTGGCAGTTTTATTTTCGAAGGCGCAACAGATGACACTGCTGAAACTACTTTAACAGTAGTTGATCCCACGCAAGATAGAACAATCAGTTTACCAGATGCTGATGGGACGGTTATGGTTCGTGATTCCGGTGGAGTTGTTTATGGTGGGTCAGCAAATGGTGAAATGGAGTTACAAGGTACTAACCCAAGATTAAGACTTACGGATTCATCTGCTAATGCTAGCACTTTTCAAATCTTTGCTTCTGCTACTGGTAGTAATGACACATATAATATAACCGTCGATCATCCTAATACCACTGCTGGTTCATCATTACAAATACAAGTAGACACTGAGAAAGTTGCATCTTTCGATACAACTGGTATACTTCTAAATACTGGTAATATTTTAAGATTTGAAGGTTCCACAGACGATAATGCTGAAACCACACTAACTGTTACTGATCCTACACAAGATAGAACAATAACACTTCCTGATGCAACAGGCACTGTGGTACTTGATGGTACTTTGAATGCAAGTATAGACACACATCTGAATCAAAGCAATCCTACAAGTGGATATGTGCTAAGTTGGAATGGATCAGACTATGCATGGGTAGAACAGTCAGGTGGTGATGTTGTAGACGATACAAGTCCACAACTAGGCGGAAACTTGGATGCACAAACATTTGATATTACAAATACAGGTAATATAGAACTAGGCACAGCAAAAACAATTAGCTTTGAAGGTGCTACAGCAGATGCATTTGAAACGACATTAACAGTTGTAGATCCCACAGCAGATAGAACTATTACACTACCTGATAAATCAGGAGACGCTGTAGTTGCAGATACTACAACTAATAATGTAACTCTGACGTCTACGGATAATACCAACGGGCCGATTATTAATATTGTTCATGATAAAGCAAGCCCAGCTGGAATAGAAGAGGTGGGTGCTATTAAGGTTTTCGCTAATGAAGCACAAGGGGGAACACAACAAGATAGTTCTAAAATAACTTTTGGAACAGATACATCACAAGTTGGGCAACACGCAGGAATAATAAGATTTTCTACAGGCAAATTCAATGCATCAGGTTTGACAGAATTAATGGCAATGAGTGATCTTCAAGGTGTGGTTATTAAAAAAACTATTACCCTTGATACGAGTGCTAATATTAAATTTGAAGGCGCAACTTCCAATCAATTTGAGACTACTCTTACAGTCGTAGATCCTACCCAAGCTAACACCGTTTCTTTACCTAATGCTTCTGGTACAGTAGCACTTACTAATAATATTGCTTCAAGTACCTATGCTTTTACACAAATATTTAATTAAGGAAATTTGATGAAAATAAATACCAATTTAACAGGAGAACAAAATGGCAAATCCTAACTTATTTAACGCAAGTTCAGTGCTTGGTAAAACTGTAGGATTAGCAATAACTACATCTGCTCAAACTATAGTTCAGAATGCCGCTAGTTCAGGTGAACTTTATAAAATAAATACGCTGATGATTGCTAATGTAGACGGTTCATCATCAGCAGATGTAACAGTATCGTTGTTCAAAGGCGCCACAGAATACAAGTTGTTAAACACTATTCCGGTTCCAGCAGATTCATCTTTGGTAGCAATATCCAGAGACAATCAAATTTACTTGGAAGAAAATGATGAAATAAAAATACTTGCAAGTGCAAACAGTGACTTGGTTGCTACTTGTTCTTATGAGGAAATAAGCTAATTGGCAAATTACTATCATACTACAGCAAATTATATAGGGGCTCAACAACAGACTATATCGACTGGTGTTTTTGATGTTGCTAGGACATTTAATGGCAGTGGCAACATTCTAAATTATACTCCAATAACGAATACAAGCGCCTCTGCTTTTCAATATTTTGCTATGCCTAGCGGACCTAGAACCATGCTCAATTACATAACCAGTTTTGGTATAAATCAATCTAGTCAAAATACCGGCAGTAACACTTGGGATAACGGGTATGATCCAGATTTGCCAGCTGTCGCTACACCCATTAGTACCAACAATTATTTTAGTAGCGGTGTTGTTGATGTAATCAAAGGAGATGGATCAACTGGCAATGACCCAAGTGACTGGGTTGTATTTTACTTTAAAGGTGGATTAGGGGATTTTGATGGTAATTCAAACACTGCAGGAAATGCTTGGATACTAGGCGAAGATACATCAGATGCCGCTACGAATGGTGGCTCTGTCAGCAAAGCTAGAATTTGGGGATTTAGTACAGATTGGATTTTATTGTGGGAAATGACAGCAGGTGGTCCAAACTCAAGTACAGGTCAAGATAAAAATAACCAGTATATTTGGACTTCGGGTGGTACTGTTGCCAATGGTAATGGAAAACGTAGCGCCTGGGATAATGCAAGTCTCAGTCATTTTGGATTTAGTGTAGGAACCTCGTAATGCCAATAAATATTAAATCTCCTGCAAACATACAAAAAAATAATTTAATGGTTTTTCCAGCTGGCGAAGTTGTTGGAGATCATGGACACTTGATTTACAAAAATACCAATGCTAATTTATTATCTAAAATTGAAAATATAAGGGTACATTTGTTAGACACCACATTAGTAGATGCCAAGGCAAGTTTATATGGATACAATGGCACATCTTACTTTGCTATAGCAGAAAACATATCTCTAAACTTTGATGGAGCTGATGATGGTTATGTGGCTACTATAATAGATGAAAGCACACCACTGTGGTTAGAAAATACCGGTTCACAAATACATTCTTTGTATGGTAAAGTAACCAATAATGCATCAGGAAAAACACAGTTCATTATTGATTTTGAACAATATTCAGATGTATCAACATTTCCTATAAACAATACTACAGAACATGATGCCGCCTCATCTACAGCCAGCACCTTTGAATTTCTCCAAAATCAAAACAATCAAAAATGGGAAGTTTTTGACAATGATCTGCCTGATGGTAGTGTTACTTTTACTGTAACAGGAGGTGGTGCTAGCTATGTTTCACCCACTAGTGGCACTATTAATATAACAAATGGGTACGGATTTCAAAATTTTAATGTTTCATCAGTACCTAGTAGTCAAACGGGCACAATTACTGCTAGCAATGGAGCTAGTACAAATTTTAACATACAATCAACTGTTGATATCGAATTTAGAGTTTATGGAGCAGGTGGAGGTCCAGGAAGCAACTATTCAGGCAACAGTGCTCCATCGGTAACTCCTCGTTCTAAAGGCGGCGACGGAGGATATGCACAAGGAACATTAGCCGGTGTTATTCCTGGAACAGTATTTTACATTGTAGTAGGACAAGCAGGTTCGGTCGTAACAGGTCAGTCGGCTCTTCCTCCTAATACATTTAATGGTGGCGGTAGAGGTTCATCTAATTTTTACGGAGGTCTAGGTGGAGGGGCCAGTCATGTTGCTACTAATACAGGTGTTCTAACAACTCACGCAAGCAACACAGGAAATGTTATTATTGTCGCAGGCGGCGGCGGTGGAGGCGGTAACGTTAGTTGGGGTGGAGATGGTGGCGGAGCCAATGGACAAACACCAGCAACGAGTACACAATTTCAGAATAGATCTCCTGGATCAGGCGCATCTCAAAATTCAGGTGGAGGTGGCAACAGTGCATTTGGTATTGGTGGATACACCAACACAAACTTAACAGGTGGTGGCGGAGGAGGCTGGTATGGCGGCGGTACTGGTGCAAATTCTACAGGAGCTGGAGGCGGCTCTGGTTATGTAGGATTCACAGGACAAGGAAATATTCCTGCCTTAACAAATGTTACAATTACTCAAGGTGGACATACAGCCAGTGGCGGGTATATTAGCCCTAATAGTAGTACTGGTAATACTCAGCCAACAGTTTTACAAAATTCTGTAAATGGAAAAATAGAAGTTTATAAAAACGGTGCATTGGATACCACATTTAATTATACAGGTGCAGTACAAACCTATACAGCTTAACAAAGGAATTTAAAAATGCCAGTAAGAAATTTTAGATATCTCGGTGACGCAAAAGTTAGCTCTTTTACAGATGCCTCCGGTGTAGGCGAACTTTACGATGTATATGATGCAAAGGCTAGAGGACAAGGATATCCGGCAACTTTAGGAGTAACTAGTTCATTAGATACTGATAGTGATTTTCATGGCGGATCTACCAAAGTTATTACATTTAATTTAACAAATTACTTTGTTCAAGAAGTCTTTACTCTTAGTATTGTGTTTAATGGTACAGCGACTTCTGGCGATTTTTTCGATTCGACTGGAACAACTTTTAACACTACTCCTAATACTAATACAGGACTAGAGACTTTAAGTGCTGGAGTTTTTGAAGCCTACGCAGGTGCAGGAATAACCAATGACGGTGAGACATTTACAATAAGACTAGAAGGTAGTATCAATGGAATTGTCTATGAAAAACTTTGTACAATAAGACGAGCAACATTTACTATTACTCCTCAAACTACAAGTTTTGACGAAGGCGATCAAATGAAGTGGACGGTTGACTACACTAATTGGCAGTCAAGCAATCAAGAAACACTGTATTGGGCTTGTACCCCTGATTCGAATGCTCCCAGTGGAGGATCAATTACAAGTGCTGATCTTACCACCTTCAGCGACTCTGGAAACATTACTATTCCAGCGTCAACAACCCCATCCTCCGGATCACTTACAATTAATGGTCCTACACTCACAAATGATCTCGTTACAGATGGATCTAAACTTGTTTATATAGGTGTTGCATTCAATGCTTTCACTGAAATTCAAAATAGATATATCGCTCGAGTTATCACTAATGTAAATGATACTTCTTTATCCCCTACTGCAACTGTCGCACCAAGTACTACTAGTTTAAACGAAGGCAGTACTGTAACTTTTACAATTACAACAACAAACTTTACTTCAGGTACATTGCCTTGGGAAGTTGTATTAGGCACTAATACAGAAGACACAGATGTAAATGTTAATTCAGGTAATGTTACTATTTCTAGTAGTTCAGGAACAGTACAAATAACAGCAACCAGCGATGGATATACAGAGTCAGGTCAAGGAGAAGGTTTTAGATTAAGGGTAAACCATCCAAATACTGGCGCTCAAATTGGTTTAAGTCCGTTTGTATTCATAAATGATACAAGCACCGGTACGCCTGAACCTGCACAGAATGTATATACGATATTTCGTGAAAATAGATTTGGCTCTAATATTGGAACGATTACACATTATGCAGTAGACACTAGTGGAAATATACTACACACATTTGGATCTACTAGTGGTAATAATGGAAATGCTACCTGGTTACTCGTTAATTATAGCACTAATCAATACACCGCAACAGGGCAATTTCGTTTTGCATGGAGACATTTGAATGGCAGTAGTTTTAGAGGAGATTATGCAATAGATAATGTTCAGTATTACCTAGGTAATACTTTACAAACTACTTATGGATTTGAATCTGGAACTATCACAGGTTGGCTGAGGACAAATGGCACTAATACTACCAGTAGTGTTACTGCACTAGCTAATGCAAGTCAAATAACTATTAGTACTAATACTGGTGTTGGTATTTGGAATGTAGATAGTGGCGGTACGCCATCTAACGGTACAGGTCCAAACGCCGCTTATTCTGGCGCATATTTTGCATACACTGAAACCTCATCAAATTTTAACGGTAATCACTGGTTGTTTAGCCCGGTGATTACACCTTAGGAAATTGTAATGACTATTGATTCAAATAAATTATATTCTTTAAATGGACAACATCCTCAACCGCTACCTAATAGAATTAGATTAAAAGATAGTTCAACGAGAACAGATAAAACTACTTTTACTGAGCAAGAACTAGAGGATTGTGGATATGTAGCTGTTAATCAGCATGTTGAATTTGAGAATGGAAATCAAAAAGAAGTATGGAATGGTAAAAATTACGAAGTAGTTGACATGACGCAAGAAGAACTAGATCAAAGAATTAAAAGTGATTGGGAAGAAGTAGTAGCTACAAAAAAATCAAGACTTGAACAATTACAATGGAGAATAAGTAGATATAAAAGTGAAATTAGACTGGGATTAGAACCGACTGATGATATAGATAGACTAAACAAACATGTTGAACAGATAAATGCAGTGCCTGATTCAGGAGATTCTGAGATAGATATTGATTGGCCACAAGGACCTTATTATGACAGTTGACTTGGATAAACAATATACATGCAACAGAAAATATCCTACATTACTTCCCAATAGAATTAGGATGAATGACGGATCTACCAAAACAAACAGAGAAACTTTTACTGAAGAAGATTTATCAAATGCTGGATGGACTATAGCTCCTGACTTACCAACAATAGATAATAATTATAAATGTTATGTTTACTCTTCAACAGAAATGTATGGAAATTTACCTCAAAAAATAGTTTGGAATTATTCAACCGGTCAATGGCAAATTGTTGAAAAAAATGAACAAGAAATACAAGAAGAGTGGGCTAGGATACGAAAATATCGAAATCAACTACTACAAGATATTCAAACAAAGTTTGATAGATATGAAGATGAAATCTCTTCAGAATCTACTCCTACAGACGATATAGTTGCTTTAGATACATATGCCCAGGCTTTGAGAAACATTCCACAACAAGATGTAGAAAGTCCTTGGCACATTGTATGGCCAACACCTTATACATCACCAGGTGATACTCCAACACCTGAAATAACCGACGACGATCTGTATAACTATTAACTAAAAACTATCCAACCAATTTGGTAAATCTAATTTGTCTTTTTGCCTAGTGTAGATAGTTTGTATTTTTTCTGTCATTTCTTGATTTTGTAAAACTAAAAAAGCACCACGATGTAAAGGCTTAGGCCAACAACCTAATTCAACCCAAGCATATCCGCTACTTTCATGATTACAATTTGGAATAAATTCTTCAAACACTGTGACACAAAAAGCATTGTAAGTAAATTTTTTATCATCACTTACAAACGTGTGCAGTGGATATACTTTTTCAATATCTGGGAGTATACCAATTTCTTCTTTACATTCACGTAACAGCGTTTCAATTGGTCTTTCTTTACGTTTGGATTTACCTCCCCAAAAACTCCATTTGAGAGCATGACTAGAATTTTTACTTCTTTGTTGTAACATAATTTTGCCCGTATCAAGAGCTAAAAAACAACATCCGCTTGCTTGTATCATTATAGGTATAGTCGCCAAAAACCTGGATTATATGTACCTTCGTAACTGTTAACCCAATTAGTTCCGTTCCATTTTAAACTATCTAAAGTTGTTGTGTTTGTTGTAAATTCTGTGGTTGCAGTATTGCTCGCATCAAAAACAACATTCCATGCGGCACCGTCATATTGAATTATATCATTTGCACTTGCTACAGCACCTCCCCATTCAGTACCGTTAGGAAGGTCAGTTAATATTAAATATCTGTCACCACTTGCTTCAGCAGTAAGTGTTCCATCACCTGGAAAATTGAGTTGAGGATTAATTACTGCACTAACCGGGTCTTGAGTATTTGCTGGAGTGGTGGAACTGTCTAGTGTTATTTTCAATAAATTAGAATCATTGGTATCAACTACTATGGTACCAATAACATCTCCTGATGTGATTGAAGGATCACTTGTTTGTTTTAATCTTAGTTGACTTACATCATTTCTAAACTCACCAAATGGTTTAAAGGTTTTAGTCCAACTTAAAATTGCTCCACTACTGTCCAAATTGCTTCCATTTTGATTTAGTAATTGTGCAGTTGCATTTCCACTAGAGTCAACATTAAATTTCATTTTAAATTGATCTAAAGTTACAATTTTAAAACTAGTAAAAATAGGAGTATAATCTCCTCCTGCTCTCAATGATTGTAAACCAGCATCAGTAACTTCGTCAATGTTGTCAATGATAGTATGAATAACACTGTTTTTAATTACTTTGGCTGGAGGATTAATTAGTACTGGTACAGTAAATGTCATTGTACTAATATCAATTATATCATCGATACCACTGGGTATTGCTCGCATACTCCATGTGCTTGCAATTAGTTCTACATAGCTCAATGTACTCCAGTCCAATGGATTATCATTTGTATGTATGTTTAGTGTAGGGTTAAACAATACAAGTATTTGTTCTAGTAATTGTAGTTTTTGTTCAGTGTTACTTGTCCATACATCAACCTGCATTGTTAGGTTATATGGCACTGGTTGATGCCTTTTTATATTGTATACATTTCCTATTTCATTTTCATAACTGTTAGTTTCTTCGTTATATTTTTTCTCATACACAGGCATGGTTTCTTCATACTGTCCAAATGTTCTTCTATCTGGTGCAGTTTCTAATCCAGTTACATGACAACTTATAAAAGGAGTTGTTTGTAAAACATTTTCACTGTTTTCTCTTACTATATGAGCCGCCATTCTACTGACATCACCATAGCGTACAGGTACAGTCTGAAACACAACATTACCTTCGTTATCTGTATGCATTGCAACTTGAAAGCCAGCAAAAATCCTAATAAATTGCTGAATATATTTTCGTATTTGCCTATCATAAAAATAAGGAACTGCCGTTATTTTAGAATTTTCATATGCCATATTAATATTTATGCAGTATTTTTTTATTAAAATGTATTGTTTGAATCTGGGACTGCATCACCATTCACTGCTAAATGGCTTAAAGTTATGTACTAAGTGTATAAATGCTATTGCTTCCGCCACCATAGAAAAGCCTCGAACCTGCTGTCCATTCATATATTCCTCTGGCGTAAGTTCCACCATAGTTTGCGTTTGACACTTCTATAGCATTTCCGCTATAAGATAGAGTAGATAAATCAAAACCAGTAGATAAGTCAAATCGATATAGTTTGGCAGGATTTGCTGTTCTACTATCAGATACCCAAAGATGAGTACCGTCTTCGTTGAAAGCAATATAAAAAGGCGAAGAATAGCTACTATTAATTGATATACCGTTGTCTTCCATTTTTAAACTGTAAGATGTACTGCTTAGGCTTTCTTGTTGAGTAGTATTAGAACCATGATAATCGTATGCATCAAAAGGGCCTAGTTCATATAATGCTTTGTTTCCTCTACAAAAAATTAACATCTTTGTGCCATTGGCATTATAATGAATTGAACCAATATTTAAAGTGTTAGCAACTGATGTACTAAATGTATTTTGAAATAATGTTTTCAAATCATAACTGCCCACAGGACTACTAGCCATCGACGTAGGATCAAAGCCGTTACTCAAGCCATAAACTTTAAATCCAGTAGCTTTGCTGGTGTTGGTAAATGTTTCCAACACATGCATTCTTTTTCCATTATTAGATGAATTACCGCTGGTAGATGCAAATTGAATACCTCGAACAATGTCAATATTAGAAATACCTTGATAATTTGAATCTGTATTACCAACACTAAAATCAGTATATGTTGAGTTAATAGTCTGTAAATCATAATTTGTACTTAGAGTTGCATATGATATAAAGTTGGATCTGCTGAAATATACAGTAGATCCATCACTGTTAAAAACAAAATATGGTGGCGTTACACCGTACGAATTAGTATCCAATACAGAGTATGGGAGAGTAGAAAATGGGTTAGAAGTATCTGCTTGAACATTGCCAAATGCAGTTATAACATGACTATTGGAACTTGCATCTGTAATAGCACCAGTGTTATTTTGACAAGTTAATAATTGTGTATATGTCATGTCAGTTAATGGAGCAGTTGGCACAGTGAAACCACTGGTGTATACAGCAGTACCAACTACCATTCTTAAATTTGAAATGTAACCATAATAATCACCTTTATCATCTCCTCTTGTACCAATCATTGGTATAGGACCACTTGCTCCGCCTGGAGAATAATCTTGTGTATTACTTACACTGGATTTTTCAACTCCATCTAAATAAAATTTCAAACTATTTAAATATCTAACAACTGCTATATGATGCCATCCAAATCTAATATCCGTACCTAAATTCCCTAGATAAGTGTTTGAATAAAGAAGTAGATCACCAGCCGTATTATAACCACCATTATCTACAAGAATTTGTAAATTATCTACTGCATTACCACCATCATCTAAGACAAAAATTCTTCTATTTGAGCCACTTTCTAAACTTGTGAAAGAAAAATTAACCCAACACTCAATCGTAAAATCACCTGTTCCAAGTCTAAAACTAGTGTTATTAGCTACCTTTAAGTAATCATCAGTGCCATCAAAGTATGATGATCCTTTTACGGCACTAGTAAACGCAGTGCCTGGATTGTGAAAAGTTTTAGGTATTACAGGTGCTGATGCAGGACCTGACGACCAACTAACTGCACTTATAATAGGCATGCGTTATACTCCTCCAAATGACACCATTTGTCCTAGCACAACATATGATCCACCATCATTTAATATTGTAAATGAAAATACATCAGTGCCATTATCTGTAGCAGACGGTGTACTATTTCCATTCCATATTATTGTTTGAGCTACTCCGGCAATTTCAATAGCATTTGGAATGTATCCTGTATTGCCCTGGTTAATTATAATTGCTACGTTGGTTGCATCTTCTTGTTCTAGTCCTAGGTTGGTAATATTTGCTGTAAAATTAGCCGCTACGCCTGTGTGATACCAAACATGTCCCCACCAACAGTTGTGAGTTACAGTGCCTGTAGCACCAGTAATAGTGTAGAATCTTTCATGAACACCTCTGTCAAATGTAGCGTGAGCACCAAAGTGACTTTCACCTGATACGTTAACAGTTGTGCTAAGTGCTTGTGAACCAATGTTTACTGAACTACCAGTAAAACTAGCAGTACCAATGTTTATTGACTGAACAGAAGTAGTAGTCTCAATTCCTATATTTCCAGTAGTAGTTGAAATACTTACAGCGTCATCACCTGCAGTGATATCATCTGCGGCTGAACTGCCACCGCCACC